GGGATCACATACTGCGACAAGCCAATCTGCGGAATCGGGGTGAAGATCTTGTAGAACTTGAGATTGTGGGGTGTACATATTGTTATGAATGTTATGATAACTGAAGTAGTTCCATTTTAGCGGCATTTACAGCGTGACAGAGATGAGTTCAATTTTATCTCCGTTCGCGACTGCTCTAGTCTCAACATAATGGTCCATCCATGGCTCATATTCATTAGGCCAGGATTCAGTTGGTATTCCACACCGAGCGCGCCAGTCGTACAACTCGCCAGTTGGCAAATCGATTTCTTGTAATTGGTCTAGCTGGCGCTTGATGTAAGGTCCGATCACCGGGGTATTTGCATCATTTTCGAGCAAAGACCGTAATTTCAGTTTGTAGAAGGGCAGACGTTCCTTGTCTAGAACAATCCGGTTGATAACGTGCAACTTGACAACGAGACGTTCTACGTCTGCTACGCTATTGGGTGAGCACCAATTGTAAATTCGTGATAAGAACGAAAAGTGCTCGCCAATTTTACGCACTTGTAACTTTATACTAAACCCGCACGTTTTAGCAGCTTGCTCTACTAGCGGTACGCACCATTCGGGAACAAATGCAATCCCGTCATCTCCCCCTACAATAACATATTGCAATATTTCCTTAGGCAAGGCAATAAAGAACATGTAGTAGTTTAAGAGTGAGTTCAGAATGCAAGTATCCGGACTTCCCGAACATCGGCCATCCATTGATTCTAGGCCATACTTGATGCATAATAGGTTATGGGTGTATTTGTGCAAATACAAAACCAACGAATCCCCAGGGAAAGCTCCCTCGAGAATTATCGCTTCCACTTGTCCCATAACCTCACTAATGCTGCCATCAAAACGGGAAAAGTCAGTCTCTACGCAAACCCATCCTTTCATTGAGGCTACTCGAGAATACTCTTCTATACGCTGGGCCAAAAGCCTTGGAGACCACCCAAAAGCAAACCACGGAGCGGAGTGCAAGGCGTCTTGTAGGGGCTTAGTATAGGCGTAATATTTCGAGGCCGTCTCTAAATTGATTGGCTGGATGAGTCGGGGTTCCAACTGATTTTTCCCTTCCTTTAGTTTAGTATAGCACTCGGCC